TTATGAATACAGCGCACCCGTATCTATTAGGCAAAACCTTCAGGATCGTAAATTGTGGGCAATAAGTAATCCAGCCTTGGGACATACAATCACTGAAGAAGCCATTGAGGAATCAATTGCAACCAACTCAATTGAAGCTACTTTGACTGAGACCTTTTCGGTTTGGATTGATTCGCAGGTTTCACCCTGGACATTTGGCTCAATTGAAGCTTGTAGCAATTCTGACCTAATACTTCCAGTCGGTGCTAACACAGTCTTCGCTTTTGACGTTAGCCCGTCAAAACGCACTGGATCGCTGGTTGCCGCCCAAATCGTTGATGGCAAGATTGGTGTGGGTATTATGGAAACATTTAGCTCTGATATTGCTATTGATGAACTTAAAATGACCCAGGCAATACATGATTGGTGTTTAAAATATAAACCGTCCCAAATTGCTTATGACAGATACGCTACTGCGTCTATTGCTCAAAAATTAGAACAACAGGGTCACAGGTTAATTGATATAAGTGGTCAGAATTTTTACCAGGCTTGTGGAGAGCTTGCCGACAGTCTTACAAATTTTCGTCTATTGCACTCGGGGCAACCTGAGTGGGTAAGTAGCATGAATAACTGCGCCGCTAAATATAACGACTCAGGATTTCGTGTAATTCGTAGAAAATCCGCTGGAGACGTTACAGCTGCCATTGCAACAGCAATGTGCGTTAACATGTTATCAAAACCAATATCAGTGCCAATGATCTACGTGTGACGTAGTTAACTGATATAATACTCCTATGGGATTTTTTCGCGATTTGATCGGCGTAACACCAAAATCAGATATTAAAGCTCAATTAGCCCCGCCCGTAATGGGCGATCCATTTAGTTACTATACGCCACTTTCAGCATTTACAATTGATCGCGCCGAGGCTATCACCATCCCTTCAGTTCAACAGGCACGCAACATTATTTGCGGAATTATCTCAGGTATGGAATTAGAAACATATCAAAAAGCAACTGGAGAAGAAATCCCAAATCTTCCCTGGGTAAATCAATTAGAAAAAAGCGCACCAAACAATGTAACCCTTAGTTGGGTTGTGGATAGCCTTATTTGGTATTCTACCGCGTATCTAAGAGTGGTCGAGCAGTATTCCGATGACCTACGCCCGTCTCGTTTCGAATACATTAGAAATTCAAGAGTAACAGTTGAGTTAAATAAAGATAACACTTATGTCGATCAATATTTTGTTGATGGTAAAGAAGCACCAATGTCAGGAATTGGAAGTTTAGTTACAATTCAAATTGGTAAAGATCCAATTCTTACTTCAGGTGCAAGGATTCTTAAATCAGCTTTAGATTTAGAAAAGGCTGTGTCAGTTGCTTCAAGTACGCCACAACCCGCGGGAATATTAAAAAATAATGGCGCGGATATGGGTGAAAAAGAAGTTGCAGGTTTATTAGCTGCTTGGCGCAGGGCTAGAGATACCAGGTCAACCGCTTACTTAACTGCAAGCCTTGAGTACCAGCCGACAGCATTTTCTCCTAAAGATATGATGTACGTGGACGCGCTTCAAAATGCTTCAGCCCAAATTGCAAGATTATTTAACATTGACGCGTTCTATTTAAACTGCGATATGAACAATAGTATGGTTTATCAAAACGTTTTGGATAACCGACGTCAGCTTGTCAGTTTCACTCTTGCGCCTTATCTCCAGGCGATTGAGAATCGTTTTTCCCAAGATGATCTTTCGCCACAAACCCAATATATCCGATTTGACATTGACTCAGGATTTTTGCGATCAGATCCAATGGAAAGACTTGCAGTCATTGAAAAAATGTTACAACTAGAACTAATCACCGTTGAACAAGCTAGAGAAATGGAAGACCTAAGCCCTAATGGAAATAATTAACTTTTCAGCTGACCTAGAAGCGTCAGAATCTCGCAGAATCATTGCTGGTAAAATTGCACCGTATGGCGATGAAATTGGAAACACTAGTGCGGGTCGAGTTATATTTGAAGCTAATTCTATTCAAATTGAAGATCCAACTAAAGTCAAACTTTTACTTGAACACGATCCAAAGCAACCTATTGGACGTATGAAAAATGTAACCGAAGATAATTCAGGCATTTTTGCAGAATTTAAAGTCTCCAACACCACACGGGGAACAGACAGCCTAATTGAAGCGTCGGAAAACCTGCGCAGCGGTCTCTCAGTTGGTGTTGAAGTTATTAAAGGAAAAAATAAAGACGGTGTTTATCATGTAAGTGCTGCCCGTCTCCTTGAAGTTTCGCTTGTAAATTCAGCCGCATTTAAAACAGCTGAAGTGACTAGCGTATCTGCGTCTGACAACTCAGAGGCAGTTTCAACCGAAACCAAAACAGAAATAGAGGAAATTGTGGAAGACACAACAACCAATACACCTGTTGCGACCGAGGTAGTAGAAACCCCAGCGGTTGAAGCTTCTCGCCCAACAGTAACAGCGGCGGTTTATACAAAGCCACGCGTTGCACCAATGACTTCAGGTCAATACCTAGAAGCCAATATCAAAGCTGCAATGGGTGACGAGTCAGCTCGCCAACTAGTTTTAGCTACTGATGATACATCTACAAATACAGGTTTAACACTTGCACCACATCTAAATGAGTTTATTACAAATACATTAGATGTAAGACCTTCAGTGGAAGCAGTTTCCCGTGGGGCACTTCCGACAAGTGGTCTTTCTTTTACTATCCCGAAATTATCAGTTGCGCCAACTATTGATTCAAATTCAACAGAGGGTGAAGCACTTGGTGGTACTGAGATGGCCTCAAATTACATCACAGTTGATGTAAAAAAAGCAGCGGGCTTGCAAACGATCAGTTGGGAATTGCTTGACAGATCTTCACCAATTTTTTATGATGAGCTTATCCGTGAGTTAAATCGTGCATACGCTAAGGCAACTGACGAAGCAATGTTCACACAATTTATTACAACAGGAACAGCGGGAACAGCTGTTGCAACTGCCGACGCAGATGGACTTCAATCATTTATTGCAACTGAAGCTGCCGCTGCTTACGCTGCAACAGGTGGATTTGCAACTAACTTAGTTTCAAATGCTTCATGGTGGTCTGTACTACTTGGTGCGCAAGATTCTACAAAGCGTCCAATTTACGCAGCTGCTAATCCTGTTAACAACGCAGGTATTGCTTCACCTCAGTCAGTTGTTGGTTCAGTATTAGGAACCAACTACTATGTAGATCCTTACATTGGTTCAGGAACAGGCGACGATTCAATGTTCTTAATCAATCCTTCATCTATTACATTCTACGAAGCCCCTAAGACAACCTTGAGAGTCGAAGCACTTTCAAATGGTCGCTTGCAAGTGGCAGTTTATGGATATTACGCAATTGCAACAAAGCTTGCTGGCGGTATCCGTCGTTGGAACAAGTCCTGATCTAAGTAACTAGATCAATAGCGTTAAGGGGCGTTGGAAGCCTTCGCCCCTTAACTTTTAAAGAAAGGTAGTTATGCCAGCCACATTTTGCACCGAAGCAGAGCTTAGGGCGAATCTCAGTTTGGGCAGTTTGTATTCTTCGGCTACTGTCGAGGAAGTTTGTCAGGCTGGACAAAACATAATTACAGATTATCTTTGGAAAAATCAGGCTTTCAATTCTGCACATTCACACGTTATTGGTAAAGGCACATTGTATTTTGATACACCTCATGAGTTCTTTGTGGGTCAAGTAGTAACGGTAAGTGGTAACGGTGCAACTTTCAACGGTGCTAAAACAATTACAGAAGTAGATACATACTCAATAACTTTTGTAACTTCACATTCCACAGTTGAGCCAATTCATCCAACTAGTCCTTACGGTACTGTTGCTGCAACTGATTATGTTGCATACGGTAGCGTGCCCGAAGTTAAGCTTGCGACCTTGATGGTATGTACTGAAATTTGGCAAGCAAAACAAGCTGCTAACGGCGGCGCATTAGATCCTAATTTTCAACCGTCGCCATTTAAAATGGGTTCGACTTTAATTGCTAAAGTCAGAGGCTTACTTGCGAACCACTTAGCCCCCAATGGACTAATAGGCTAATGACAGTTGCCGTTACAACTCTCAGAGCTTCCATTGCATCTGCGCTAAGCAACGCAGGGGTGTGGGATACGTTCAGCTACGTCCCTGCCACACCTACTGCTAACAGTGTTGTTCTACGCTATAACGAGCCTATGCTAGAGCCTAGTAACAATCAATATAACGTTGGTGCAAAAGCAAACTTTATTATCACTTGCATAGTGCCAATGTTAGACAATCAAGCGTCTTTAATAGCATTGGAAAACATGGTCTGTGCTGTGTTTTTAAAGCTTAATGCTTCAACCATTAAGTTCAATGTAGAAAGCGTTTCCGCACCTTCAGTATTGCAGGAAGCCCAGGAAATGATGGTCTCCACAATAAACATAAGCACCTTAACAACTTGGAGTTAAAATGACACTAACAGACGAAGACATTGCCTTTCTTAAAAAGATCGGACAAGAAGTACCGCAAGACAAGCCAAAACCAACAATCGCCAAGAAAGACGAGGAATAATTCATGGCAACCTTTCTAAATAACAAAGTTGGATTTAAGGTCAATTCTGTTGACCTAAGTTCATATGTACAATCATTTGTATTAAATCGTGTACTAGATCAAATTGAGATAAGCGCGATGGGGGATACATCTCACAAATATGCAACTGGTTTGTCAGCCGATACCATCACCGTAACATTTTTGAACAATGACGCTGCTTCAGGTGCAGGATCAGTACGTGCAACTCTACAAGCTGCATTTGGTACAACAGTTGCTTTTTCAGCAATTCAAGACACCGCTTCAGCAGTTTCATCAACAAATCCAATTTACACTGGTACAATTCTTGTTGATAACCTAACCGATATTAACGCCCCATCTCCAGCTGATATAGCAACCTTCGACATTACATTTACATGTAATAGCAAGACTGCCCCAGCTACAACAGGAACATGGGCATAACAAAGGACTAAAATGATTAAACTAAAGATAACCAAGGCTTCAGGTGAAATTAACGAATACGAAATTACACCTGTTATTGAGTTTGCATTTGAAAGAGAAATGAAATCCGGTTTCCATAAATACTTCCGAGACGAAGAAAAACAAACTGGAGTTTATTGGTTGGCTTGGGAAGCTGAAAGGCGCAATGGCGTAACTGTTGTGCCTTTTAGCGATAAATACCTAGAGACACTTTCTAAAGTAGAAATTCTCGATGGTGACAGCCCAAATGGATAACGAGGGATTCGTTTCACTACCTTGTTGCTAGGTTAGCAATTACAACACGTATCCCTCATTCTGAGTACATAAATATGGATAGAGATTTGCTGAAGGCTACATTGGCAGTTCTCAACGATGACGCAAAGGCTAGGGAAAATGGCAACAGAGGTAAAAGGCTTAATTGAACTTAAGAAAACTCTTAAGCACTATGACACCGACCTTTCTGTGCAATTAGACGATCAAATGAGTCTTGCCCTTGGCGGCGTAGTAAAAAAAGCACAATCTTATGTACCAGGAAGTTCGCCTTTAAGTAATTGGAGTTATAGAAGAAGAACTGAGTTTTTTACAAATGCTGAAGGAAAAAAGATAAGAAAGTTTCCTTTGTATAACTCAGCTAGAGTTGTAAAAGGTATTCAATATAGTGGCACGCCACGCAGGGCTAATAAAAATGGATTTAAAGCTGTTTATTACATTATTAACAAATCAGCTGACGGTTCTATTTATGAAACCGCTGGACGCAAAAATCCTAATGGTCAGCCTTGGGTTGGACCTAAAGGTGATCCTTTCGATCATTCAGTTAGCCACTCAAACAACCCAAACGCAGGTGCGCAATTTATTCAGGCATTTGGCCCGATTTATCAGGGCAACATTGAAAGCTCTACAAAGCGTGGTAGATATATGAAGGGTCGTCTTATTTACCGAGCATGGGCTGAAGACGGTGGCAAAGCAAACGCAGCTGCTTTAATTGCAATTTACAACGTTAACGAACAATTTAAAAAGAAACAATACTTTAACAAGGTGGCTAAATGAGTGTAGTAATTGATATTGCCGCCCAATTCACCGGCAAAAGAGCTTTCCAGCAAGCAGAAAACGCAGCTGACAAATTAGGTAGGACTGTAAAACATGCACTGATTGGAGTGGGTGTTACAGCTTTTGCTCAGTCTGCAATTAAAGCCTTTGCCGAGAACGAGAAACAATTACAACTATTTAAAAACTCATTGCAATCTATCGGTTTCGAGTTTGCTACAAATGACTCACTTGCTTTTTTAAACAGCCTTAAACTTCAATTTGGTGTGACTGACAATCAGTTAATTCCTGCTTATGAGCAATTGCTGACTACTACACGCAGTTTGGCGGCAAGTCAGAATCTAACAAACATTGCAATGGATATTGCTGCTCGTCAAGGCATTAGCGTTACCCAGGCGGCAGACGCCCTAAGTAAAGCCTACATAGGCAACACTAGAGCTATTGGCTCACTTGGTTTAGGTATCAGTAAAGCAACCCTGGCTTCAGGTGATTTTGCTGCAATCGTAAAAGAAATTACAAATATCACTAAGGGTTCTGCGGCAGCGGCAGCCGATACTTTTTCAGGAAAGTTATCACGTTTGGCAAGAGCAGCCGATACAGCTAAAGAAAGCATTGGTGCTGGATTAGTTGAAGCATTAATGCAAATAACCAAATCCCAGGATATTGAGCAACTACAAACTAAAATTATTAACTTTGGCGAATCATCGGCTGAAGTATTAACTAAAATGGGTAAGTTAATATCTGACAATATTGAATTGATTAAAGTCTTTGGTGCGGTCATGCTTGCTGGATTTGCAATTACCAAGGTCGCCGCTTTTATCACAGCATTACAAACCATAATTAAAACTGTTAATGTTTTGAGAAACAGCGCAATAGCCGCTGCCGTTGCTCAGATGTTTATGCTTAATCCGCTTGGTGGCGCACTCATGGCTGCGGCAATGATAGCCACTATTGCAGGTGTAATTAAGAGCGTTGATATTCTGACTGCAAAGGCAGAAAAAGCTGGAGAAACAATTCGAGCAGTTGGTACTGAGCAATTAGGTCGTGGTGGCGATCAAGGTGGTGCAGCTAAAGTTGCTGAGGGTGCTTCGGCAAGAGCGGCTAGAGATGCTAAAAAAGCAGCCGCCGATCAACTCAAGGCTACCAAGGCACAGACTAAGGCAGTGCAAGACCAGGCTAAATTAAAGAAAGCCCAGAGCCTATTTGATTTGGATAAGGTACAGATTCTTGCAGCTTTACAAGGCAAGTTATCTGAAGATGAAAAACTTCGTCTGCAATTACAATTTGCTTTACTTACTGATAATGCTAAAGAAGCTGACCGTTTAAGTAATCAATTAGCCATATCTCAAATTAAAACAACAGACTTAGCAACAGCAATTGCCAAACTACCACCTGCTTTAAATCCTTTTGCTAGTTTCCCACAATGGATTCAAGACGCTATTAATGAAATTAATAAGCTTAAATTTGCGGTATCGACAGGCCCAACTACAACTCCTGGCTCACCCGTAGTTCCACCCGCAATAATTAGCCCTAGTGGGGCAGCATATACACCACCTGCACCAATTAACATTCCAACAATGGGGGTTAATCCACAGACATCACTTCCAGGATACCGTGATTACAGAGCAGGTGAGCGTGCTTCAATTAACGTAACTGTTCAGGGTAATGTTATTAGCAACAAAGACTTAGCCGATACGATTCGTATGCAGTTGTTAGATTCATCTGCGTCGGGCTCATTCAGTATGTCCAATAGAGCTACTCGAGGCGATTAATGGCTTTACCTGCTCAAATAAATGTCTCGTTAAACTTTTCGTCCGGCGCAGTTTTTGGAAATCCTTTTACTATTTCAGATCCAGTCAACGGCAGACTTGGTTTCGGTGTTCTTTCTGATAGCACAACACCTGCATTGGTAGTTGATTTAACCGACTCAACTAGACAGATAAGCATTCGCCGTGGTCGTAATATAACAAGAGATACTTACGAAGCGGGAACGGCAACAATAAGGATTTTCGATCCTGAAGGAAACTTTAACCCACAGTCGGTTACCTCTCCATACTATGGCAAATTGACACCGTTAAGAAAACTTCGTATTTCGGCTGTTTATGAAGGTGTTGATTATTATTTATTTAGTGGTTACACAACAGATTATGCCTATTCGTACGACCAAGCAGAAAACGTAAGCTATGTAGATATTAGCGCAGTTGACGCTTTCCGATTATTTAACCTTGCAGCTATAACTACTGTAACTGGTTCGGCTGCCGGTCAAGACACTGGCACACGTATTAACAAAATCCTTGATACCGTTGAGTTTCCTAATGGTATGCGCTCAGTAGATACTGGCAATTCGCTCACGCAGGCAGATCCAGGAACTTTACGTACTTCTCTTGCTGCCATTCAAAACTGCGAGGTCTCGGAACAAGGATCTTTCTATGTAACCCCTGAAGGCAACGTAATATTTAAGAACCGATATAACACTATTGCTTCGGCTGGTGGCACTCCTATTGAGTTTAATCAAACCGGTGGAATACCTTACAAAAATTTAGTCTTTGCCTTTGACGATAAGCTAATTGTCAACCAGGCAAATGTAACCCGCATAGGTGGTAGTACGCAGACGAACGTGGATCTTGAAAGCATTTCTACTTACTTTCCTCACTCTATTACGTACTCAGATTTGGTTGTGGACACCGACGCTGAAGCCATGAACATCGCTAAAATCTATGTCGCTACAAGAGCCACAACAACCATACGAATTGACCAAATGACCCTTGATTTATTAGACAGTTCTGTACCAACAGGAACGATTTTAAGTTTAGATTATTTTGACAATGTTAATATATCCAATATTCAACCAAGTGGTTCAACTATCACTAAGAATTTACAGGTGCAAGGATTGGCATGGGATATTACGCCAAACCGTATGATCTGTAATGTGACCACGCTCGAACCTATCACCGATGGGTTCTTAATTTCCAGCCCTACGTATGGAGTGCTCTCGGAAGACATACTGTCTTACTAGGGTATAATTAGACACTAAGGAGTAATACACATGGCTCAAGGTTTTCCAAGTTCCGCCGGCGACGTTTTGTCGGCTGCAATGTTTAACGGTTTAGTTACCTTTACAGTAGGTGCAGCTAACACCGATGATTACACAGCGACACTTTCTGACCAATATCAGGTTTTAGAGTTAATGAACAAAGGCACAGCTGTTGCCTTTAAGATACCTACAAACGCCTCAGTTGCGTTTCCAATAGGTACAGCGATTACTGTCCTAAACATTGGTGCTGGAGTATGCACAATTAGTGCAGTTACCTCAGGCACAACAACTGTTTTAAGCGCAGGCGCAGTTGCAGCGCAACCAACATTAGGTCAATATAAATCAGCTGTGTGCATTAAAACTGGCACAGATGCTTGGTATGTTGTTGGTGCAATAGCCTAATGATTGGCAATATCGTTGCTGGTGTTTTAGCACCAACTACCCCTTCAGGCGTGACTGTTAATTATTTAGTTGTAGCAGGTGGCGGTGGCGGTGGATCCGAAAGCACAACTAATAATGGCGGTGCTGGTGCTGGCGGACTTCGCACTACGACTAGCGATAGCGGGTTTTCAGGCGGTGGCGGATCTTTAGAATCTGCTTTGACTTTAGGATTATCTACAAATTACTCAGTAACAGTTGGTGCAGGTGGTGCAGCAATTACACAAGGTAATAACTCAGTATTTTCAACAATTACATCAACTGGTGGTGGTCGTGGTGGTTATGCAAACGCAACCGTAAATGGTGGAGACGGTGGATCAGGTGGCGGTGGTGGTGTAGTAAATCCTTCACCCGTCGGAATTGGTGGTGCTCGTACTGTTAATCAAGGTTTTGCTGGCGGTTCAGCTAACGGAACTTCATTTTCATGTGGTGGTGGCGGTGGAGCTGGTGCAGTTGGTAGCAGTGCAACTTCTTCATCTACTGGAAATGGTGGAAATGGCGTAGCAGTATCAATAACAGGTTCATCTGTTACTTACGCAGGTGGTGGTGGTGGATCAGCTGGAACAGGAACTACTAAAGGAATTGGCGGATCAGGCGGCGGTGGTGATGGTTCAGGTGATTCGACCAGCGGAATTGCAGCTCTTGCTGGGACTTCAAACACAGGCGGTGGTGGTGGTGGAAATGGTTTCTGGAATACATCTGGCACAAACACAGGCGGCAGTGGTGTGGTTATTTTGAGATACCCTAATACATTTACAATTACTATTGGTGCTGGTCTAACAGGATCAACTTCAACCACAGGATCAGATAAAGTAACAACAATTACAGCTGGCACTGGAAATGTTAGTTGGGCAGCATAATGGCGCATTACGCATTTTTAAATGACAACATTGTTACTGAAGTAATAACGGGAATTGACGAAACAGAACTTATTGAAGGTTTAGACACTGAAACTTGGTATGCACAATTTAGAGGTCAAGCTTGTAAGCGGACTTCATATAATGGCAATATCCGTTACAACTATGCAGGTATTGGTTATACCTATGATGAGGTTAGAGACGCATTTATAGCACCTGAACCTGAAGGCAATTTAGGATTTGATGAAGAAACTTGTAGATGGATATTACCAGAGGCGAATTTTGAAGCCTTGGCTGAGTAAATCCGCAGTACAGCTGCGAGAACAGATCGATGATAATTACGCAGGTCGTAGGAGGCGCAGCGATGGGTGGGTGGCTGATTTGCGTCACCAACAAGCAGGTAAGTCAGACCATATACCTGACCCGAAGTCCAACGGCGTCGTTAGAGCTATTGACATTGACGCTAGCCTTTCTGACAACAAAGGGGATTCAGCATATTTGGCAGATCAGCTTAGACT